CCTATAATTATGCAAGATACAGTTATCGCATATACACTACAGGTTAGAAGATAATGGGTAAGATTGTAAAATGTGGGGCTTTATCCATGCACATTAAAAGAGATAAGGGAGCAGAGAAATCACAACGACTTATAGATGCTTTACTTACTGCAAAAAGAGATAATCAAGATATAACTACAAACGAACTTAATTACATGGCTGATGGCTTTAAGTTGGCGAATCGTGGGTAGTAATATTGCACAGTTTGTAGCTGAAACTAATAGAGAGATAGCGAAGTTGCAGAAAAAACAAGTCTCTACGGCTAAAGAGATAATAATAGGAGCATGGGCGGATATAGTAGAAGAATCACCAAAAGATACTGGGCTATTTAGACATTCAAATTTTATTACTAAAAACTTTAAATATAAAAAAGAAATAAAGCCACCAAAATCAGAGGATGACAGAAAAGCACTTGCAAGAGAGCATGAAGACAAGCAAGAATCACAAAAAGCAAAGATAGAAATAAGTAGACTGAAACACGGTGATGTAATTACCATACAAAATAACCTTAGCTATGCAGACCGAATCGAGGGCGGACATTCTAAGATTCAAGCACCTTTTGGTGTGTACGGAATAGTTGAGGAAAAAGTTAGAAAAGAAATAGGTAGAACTATAACTATAAAATAACTCATCAATAACTCATTCATCATAATAACCATTTCTTTTAAGAGTTTCATGTTTTCCAGATACAGCGGCACAACTTCTATTTAATTCAAATGCAATCTCTTTTATTTTTATTCCGTCTTCAATCATATTATTCATAGTGTCAATTTCAACATCAGACCACCTTGTAAAATAAGAACCGTGAAGCTTAGACTTTTCAGCAGATGGATTATTTATTTTTCTGTATCTAGATACCTGATTTTTTATATTTTCTTCACGATTGTCATAATATGCACACAACACTCTTTTACTCGACTTTTCTATATTTTTATTGTAGTAGTCTTTTGATGTTTTATTTATATGCTCTTTGTTTTTTTTATATCGTATTTTTTCATACTGTTTTATTTTTTCTTTGTTTTTGTCTTTATATCTTTTATTTGCAATCCTAAGACATCTTATGCAATTGTTTCTTTTATTAAATTCCTCGCTATCACATTTTTTACATTTCTTTTTCATCTTGTAAACCTTTTAAGTAGTAAAACATAGTTTACTACTATTTACCTAAAAAATAAACACCTTTACATATAAATTTCAATTAAATATACTTTTAGTAACAATAAGGATAAATTTTGTCTATAAACAATATCAAAAAAACACTAGAAAACCATCTAAACGAAAACATAACGACAATCGCAATAAAATGGAACAACACAAATTCATATTCACTTAACGGTGTAGCACTTACACAAAGCGAAGTTGATGCTTTAACTTTATTCATTGAGCCTAAAATAGTTCCTATTTCGCAAGATACCGAATTACTTTCTACATCTGATGGAAGACGGTTTGATGTATTCTTTCAAGTTGATGTGTATAATAAATTAAATATGGGAACTGGTAGCATTTATAGCACTATTGAACTGTTGGACTCTATTTTTGTAAACAGAATCATAAATGGAACAACTGTTCACGACAGTAAAACACTAGGTAGCTTTACTTCTGGAGAAAACACAATAACACCAATTAGATTCTTTTCATATATTTATGGATAGAGTCCGTTAGTAGTATGTTCTAATTTATTGTCATATACATATTTGTCATACATAATAGCACACTCTTTTTTATCTAAAGACTTACCAACTCTTTTGTATTTACTATCAACACAAATATTTGCTATCCATTCCCCTCTAAGTAAGCTTACACCTCGATAACCACTTGTATTGCTAGACCTTAAAAGTTTTGTATTTCTTGCTTGAATATTTCTAGCAACCCATCTGCAATTAAAAGGTTCATAATTTCCATCGTTATCTTTGCGGTCAATAGTTAAAGTGTCACTGTATCCATTCTTAATAGCCCATTCGTTGAATACTACAAAATCGTTCCATTCATTGCACACGACAATTCCACGACCTCCATAATAATGGTAGTCGCTCTTTTTCTCATTAGAACATCGTTGTCTCATATCTATCCATATTTTATATATTCTAGTGTATCTCATTCCGTGTTTTATTATATTAGGAGTGAGTTTTTGAGTACAACTAGCACATAAAATATCTTTTCTGTGCATAATATCATCATCTCTTTTTCTGAATACATCGCTACACTCTACACATTTAACAATATAAAAATGTTTCTTTTTTTTTGCTTTTTCACTTGCAAAAATCATACCTAAGTCTTTTACTATGTCTTTATGCTTTAGTATTTTCATCACTAAGCCCCTTAGCAAAAATATCCCAGTTATAAGCCTTTACATAAATAGCCCATAATCCCGTTTTTTCTTTTTTATATTTATCTTTTAATCTCCACATGCCTTGGATTGTGTTGCCAAAATGTTTAGCAAGTGTTTTGTGGTCTATGTTTTCGTTGTGCATTATTTACACCATTTATACACATCACACACTTGCACTTCTCTTGGACTAAGCCCGTGATTATTTCTAACAGCCAACCCGCCATAATCGCACATATCGCAGACTTTGTCTTTTTTATCAAAGTGATGACAAGTAGGACATAATCTTATATACTTTTCAATTTCTACATATATACTGCTGTTAAAATCTTCTATATCATACTCATCTAGCCATGCTTTCACCTCTTCATAGTTTCCAACAAAAACCACTTTGTCATCTTTGACTATTTCTCTTGTACCAATATTTAAACCTTTACTAGAAGTTTCTCTATGTGTAAATCCTCTATCTTTTAATAAGTTTGTTAAGCTGTTTTTGTCCATTTGTATTCCCTTTATGTTTTGTTATCCGTATTATATCAACTTTTGTTTATAATGTCAAGTTTTGTTTACAAAAGTTTACATAAACACCTTTACACACTTTTTTATTAATCATATAATCACACTTAATTAAAATTAAAGGATATGCAATGCAAGGACAAGGCGCAAGTGTAAGTTTAAGAGTTGGTAAAGAGAGTAGCTTCGGCACGACGGGTGCGACATCGTACGAGATACCATTTTCACCAACATTGGATTTTAAGGAAACACAATCTTTAAATGATAGTTCTGTAATTAGAGGAACGAGAAACATGGATAGAAGCTTTCTAGGCTTTAAAGCAGTTGACGGGTCACTCAGTATTCCACTAGACACAAAATCAGCTCCTAAGTTCTTAGAGGGCTTTTTTAATACACCTACAACAGTAGACAATGGAGATTCAACTTATACACATACTTTCAAAGTAGCAAACACAGCTATCCCCTCTTATTTTGTAGAAGTAGCTCACATTGATTTAGGTCTTTACTATTTACATAATGGTATTAAGATGAATAACTTTGATTTAAGCTTCGGTGGTGATGGCGAATTGCTTATGAACATTAGCGCATTAGGTCAAAAGACTACTAAAGCAGTAGCACAAGCAGTAGCACCAACGGCACTAACTAATAACTTAAAGTTTGGTCAGTTTCAAGCTTCAATTACTGGTGCAACAAATGTTAAAGACTTATCGTTAAATTATACAAACAACCTTGATGGTGGTCAGTATGTTATTGGTGATGGTGGTGTTCGTGGTGAAATTCCTTTAGGGATGGTTGGAGTTTCTGGAAGTTTTACTGCTTTATTTGAAGATGATGCACTTTTAGCAGATGCTAGAAACAATGTTGACAAAGCTTTAAAAATCACTTTAACGAATGGAACTAATGTTGTAGACTTCGATATGAAAGAAGTAGTTTTAGAACCTACTGGTGTTACAGTAGATAGCCCACAAGGTCTTACACAAACATTCAATTATACTGCATTTTGGAGAGCCGATGCTGGTAGTTCAGCTTTAACGGTTGCTTTAACAAATGACTCGGCTACGGTTTAGAGTCTACAAAAGAGGTAGGTCGATTCTCGGTCTATCTTAGTTAAATATAGCATAGCCTTTGAGCTTTGCTATTACAAAACAGTAAAACATATTACACACCTTTACACTTCACAAAAATAATAATAAACTTACATAATTAAAATACAAAGGATTTATATGGCACTAATGCTTAAAAAGAAAAATGAAACTGTTATCTTAGATAATACTAATGAAGTATTCGAGGGGACTCCATTTGCTAATGAGCCTTTCATGGTAGAGATTAAAAAGATCAGTCGTTCAGAGAGAATCAATTTACTTTCATCAAGTGTTGGTGAAGATGGCATGATTAAACAAGGCGACTATTCTCGTGATCTATTCGTTTTATCTGTTTGTGGTGCTGATGGTTTTGTAAACGAAAATCAAGAGCCTTTAAATGTTGAAGACGGTGTTGCACTTATGATTTGGGACAATGGTTCTGATCTTTTAGTAGATGCTATCAAAGACAAAATTCAAAGCTTCACAGCAGTTGAAGAAAAAAAAAGCGAAACACTAGAGATAGACTCTCCA